GAGGGCTATAACAGTGATATGGGTGCTACTGCTGGTTATCTAGGTAGCAAGTTTAATGGCTACGAGAGTCAGGGTAGAACACCCTTTACCACTAAAGAAATTGAAGATTTTATTTTACTTTGCAGCCAGCACCCTAAAATGGCTGAGAGATTTAGCCATTTACTAATTTTAATTATTGGACAGGTAGAGTGAAACCAGATTTTGAAAAAGTCAGCAAGTGCATTATTAAACAGAATGAGCATATTGAGATATTTAGGAACGGAACTAAAGATCAGGTTGCAGGGTGGCTATCAGAGGAACTGCTGGAGCTACTAGAAGTGCTTAATTCGGGCGAGTTTGACGAGATTAGCCTAATGAGTGAGATCGGTGATGTGCAGTACCTTTTAATCCGTCTAAGCCAAATGTGCGACATTGATATTATGGAAGCTGTGCTGTCAAAACTGGCTAGAAATAAGGCTAAGTATTTTGGGAAAACTAATCGTCATCAGGCTAGAGAAGAGTGGGGCGATAAAGACCACGAGTTTTTAAGCTCTTGGGTTAAGGTTTATCGGGAGAAACAGGCGAAGGTTGACAGTCAAAAAGAAGTTTAGTATAGTATTTAGATCTTAATTTGTTGTGGTCACAAGCCTATACTAAGAAAGACATAATAATTGACCACTTTTGCGAGTGGTTTTTTATTTGTAAAAGTGCTATCTTGGATATAACTGAGGTTAAGTTTTGTGAGAGCATAGCAATTGCAAGATTTAACCTCAACAAATAGCCAGTGGTGGCTTTTTTTTCATTGCTTCCCAGCTTTTATACAATAACCACTGGCTATTTTTTATTGGACTGGATGTCGGCAGCAATAGTAGCCCTCATAGCATTTGCTTTAGTTTTTCTTTTTCTAACACTGATGGCGGCAGCCTCTCTCGTGCGTTCTCTTTTTCTCTTAATGCAGTCACCACAGTAAACTCCTTTACCCCAAACAAAACGATCCTCTTTTGCGTGCAGTAAGCAGTTGCAAGCACAACATCTTTGGATGTCGTTTGTTAGCTCTACCACTTCAACTTTAAAAAACTTAGCGGCGTGATTGTTGACTGGCATTTCAAGGATAATTTCATCGCCCTTGCGAATTGACTCAACAATCCCTTTGTTTTGTTTAGTGGTTCTTATTTGCATAAAATTGGGTCAAGCCCTATCCTTACAAACTCACTAGCTTGGTAAAACCCATAGCAAACTGTTAAGCTTGCAACAGCAATAAAGCCAAACGCTAATACCATTATTAAAAGTCTATATAAGTCTGTTTTATTCATTTCTGTTTCTCCAGTATTGCTTTGAGTTTTTTGTATTCTGCAATTTCTCTATCAATCCAGTTTAAAATTTCCTGTGGATCATCTTTTAAACTGTCTGCAAATTCTTGTACTGATGATTTATCTGTCATAATTATTCTAGCTCGCTCCTTTACCTTAGCCTTTTTAATCAGCCTAGCAATCTCGCTTCTTTGTCCTGGTGTAAAGTTATTCATAATTATTCTAGCTCGCTCTTTAGCTTTAGCCTTTTTAATCAGCTTGGCGATATATTGGTTTTGTGATGGGGTGAAGTGTTGTGTCATAAATTTATCTCATTCCCATAATAATTCCTAACATAAATGATCGTTCAAATGCTCTCCAGTCTATTAAATCTGGTCTTAAAATAACTAATGCCGTAAACATTCCTATTGAGAAAATAGATAGCACAATAATTACCCCGATTGCGTTTACTTCCATCTCATCTGTTTTTGAAGTTATATTAGTTAGTTTAGCCATTCTTTTTGGTTGCATCGTTCTTAATGTCATTTCTGTTTTCATAATCTCTTTCTGACCTCTTAGGGTCTTTTAGCAGTTTGTTAAGCAGACCCGCCAACTGCTACTGAGTAAGACCAATTACTCTAACTTAATTCTCAATAGCTGATTGTAAAACTGCTTTATTATAAGCGTTAGTGTTTTTTTCCTCTGTAATATCTGCTTGAGATAAAATAGCTTCTACTATTTCAAAAGCAAGATTGGCGTTATAACGACCAATCAAATTTATGGTTTTAATCATGTCCTTATCAGTAGCGCTAGAGCTATCTAGCTTGATATAAGAATTGCCAAGAGCTATCTGGTTTTCTCCCCAAGTAGCTATTTGAGATAAGCCTTTTTCACAAGATAGTGTTGGGCTTTCCCAATCAAACTGCCACTCGTTGCAATTAGACTCGTTAGCAATCTGTTTTAATTCTTTACCAAATAAAACATAATCTTCTCCTACTTCTGTCCAAGACGCTAGCTCATTCTCAGGTATGCTCTCAATAAACTGAGTTGCCTGTTTCTCGGTCATACCAGTGTCTTTTGACATGTTGCGAGCTACATCGGCTTGACTAAACGAGTAGGCTACTCCACCTATTACCAAAACTATTGCTCCTTTTATTAAACTTTTCATAATTCCTTTCAGCCTATAGGCTTATTTTTTATAATTCTTTTTGAAAATCTGATAATTTTTTAGGCTTATTTACTTTAATGTTATCTTCAATCCATTCATAATATTCATCTCTGGTGCAGTTGCACGTCCAAAGATAAAACCTAAATGCTAATTCGCTTAAATGATGTTTCATTATTCCTTTCTATTTAGCGGTTTTAAACAGATCCGCCAACTGCGTTAAGCCTTTTCAGCGACTATTAAAAATATAATACTTTTAATGTTAATAATACTAAGAAGGCTACGATAGCCCAAATAGCAATTCCTAAACGCTTAATGCTATGTGCATTTTCTTTGATTGATAATTTCATTTTGATCCTTTCACTCACCGACTAATTTATATTATTGCCAAAAACTCTTAATATTTATAACGTGTGAGCAAGACCAAGCCGACCACCCCCTGCCATCAAAAATCTTCTTTGCCGCATCAATGTTTTGTTTCCAATCCTTCATCTGCTCAATTGAGTAGCCGTGGATTTCATTTATCTGGAAAATACCTGCATCCCAAGTTCCGTTTCTGTTCCAGTTGGTAGCCCCTGGATTAAAGGCGTGATTTTCACACTTGTTGATAATTGTGATTGCATCAGCACTGTCATCGCTAAATACTTCAATGATGTAGTCTAAAATTTGTTGTTTCTCTGTGTAGTTTTGCTCTCGTTTCTCAATCACAACCACGTTACTTATATGTGCTTGAGCTTGGTTGACATCATTCCATGTGGTAATCATTTCTTTGACCTGACCAAAGCCCATTGAGAAAATCCCAAGAACTATTGATCCCATTAGCCCTGCGACTGGAGACCAACGGCTGCCTTTATAAAAGGAATAACCACCATTAGTTTTGATTCTTGTGTTCCAAGCTTTTCTTTTTTTCATATACAACTATTAAAGCACGAATTGTAAGTATCTGTCAATAGGTAATTTATTTACCATATTTGTCAGCTAAGAACTCTAGCTCAGCCACAGTTTTGTTTTTGTCATATTATTCTCCTCTAATAGCGTATATCAACGGCTGTAAACCCTCAATTCTTTATAGTGTCAGCGTACTAAGATATTCTCGGCAAAGATCAAGTATTGGTTAATTCTTCTATTGTTTTATTTGAGATAAACCAATCCCTACCCCTCTTTACCGCCTGTAACGTGCCTCGGTGTATTCTCTGCCTAAGATTATCTAATTTGATTCCTGTTAGTAATTCAACCTGTTTGAGTGTCTTAAAAGTGTTGAATCCTGATCGCTCCATTATAGAATCTAATTCTGCCATTGGATCTCTATCGTTAAAATATGTTTTTGATAATATATCTGTCATTTAGATTTTATCCTCTGGGTTTATAACTTGCTCAAAACTAATTCCAAGATCTTCAAATCTTTTCATTTGAAACTTACTGATTGTCTTTTGGCCTATTAGGCAAAGCATGTTCTCTGTTGCTTCACTCTCTACTAAATAAATAAGTGTGTTTCCGTATACCTGCTTTGTGTAAAATTGAACTTTCATGTTGTTCCTTTATTTGTTTATTACTAACGATAGTATAATACTATAACGTATTGTTGTCAATAGGTAATTTATTTACCATATTTGTCAGCTAAGAACTCTAGCTCAGCCACTGTTTTGTTTTTGTGGGCAGTCCAAATTTGATGAGCTCTCTGTCTGCTCATCTTTATTCTTTTACCCACATCTTCAAATGTAAATTTAGGATTTTGGTTCTTTAAAAGGATCACTCTGATGACTTTATCCCAGTCGGTTTGACTTTGGTCACTCTCAATTTTTCTGTTTGTCTTTGTGTATTTTCTCATTGCTGCATCTTAACATAAGCCCTCTTGACAGGTCAAGAACTAAAAAAGCCAGTGGTTAAACTGGCTCTCCTAGTTTCAGCGGTAACTTTACCTTATTTGGTTTTATTCATAAAGGGGTCAGCGTTGATAAGCATAGCCTCTAGGTCGACTCCTTGCTTCTCATCGGCTTCTTTGACCTCTTTTGCCATTTCCTCTTTAGGATTAGCGACCAAACTGTATCTGGTTTGCTTTCCTTCACCTTCACGCTCGACAATGATGTCGTAGCCTGTTGGATTACCATATTTAGGATTTAAAGTGTACTTTTTAAGTGGCTTTAAAATCTGTTTTTGGTAAACGCTCATAACCTGAACACTCTTTGTTTCATAGTTATAAACCTTGCAAAACATTGTCTGTTTAATGCCGTCTGCACCAACTTCACTAACTGGGATTTTAGCATCTAGCGCAAAGCGTTTTGGAGCTCTTTTGCCATCTTCTTCAATCCAAGTTTCCCACAGGAAAAGAGGTTTGGCTAAAATTCTAAGACGGGTTGGAGTTCCACTAACGAACTTAGTGTATCCTGAGATGGACTCCGTTTGGATCTCATCTGGAAAAAAATCTGACATATATATGTCTTTCTGTCGCGCTCTTGTTTGTTAATAGTTTTTTTGTGGCTGCGACACTAATTATTATAATGGTTTAGAGGGCAGGTGTCAATAGGACTTTTTAATATTCCTCACATCCATTGAGGATGTTTTTAAGATCATTAAAAGCTGATCTAAACTCTGGAAGATTTACTGGATTTAATCTCAAAACCTCAACTATTTCTTCGGTTGGGCTAACTCCTTTCAAATAAAGAACTAAGCCAGTGAGTGACTGCATTTCAGTTTCAGTTTTATCTTGATAAAAACTATACTTTATTATATATTTTTCTGCTTCAATTTTGCTTTCTCTCCAATAGTCACCATAAGGGGAGATATTGTCAGTTATCGTTCTCTTTTTATCTGTCATCTTGTCCTTTCTAGACTTTATATTTAGTTTTTATTTTGTATCTCGTGATTTCATCAACGCTCTCATCAGCCACAATTTCTCTTGCCCATTTCTTCATTGCGTTTTTGCGGTTGATTAAGCCAGCATCAAACTTAGAGTGGATCATAGTCAGATCGGTCAGCTTGCCATCTGCCATTGCATCAGTCCAAGCCTTGTTGGCGTTTAGAAGATTTCTAGTGCTGCGATTTCTGTTCTTACCAATCTCGGTAGCGATGTAGGTGCGAAGTTTGTCCACATCAACATCGTTTTCAAAGGCAATCTCTTTGATTGCTACTCCCCAAGCTATGCCGTTTGGGATGTCAAGATCGTCGTGGCGATCTTTGGCTTCTAAGTAAGCTTCGTGTAGTGTCATAGTAATCCTCCAGTTCTTATAGCATCCGCTACATATCGTGCTCCAATATAAATAGTGCCACGATTTCTTTTTGTAATTTTCTTCACTTTCTTCTTCTTCATAATGTAGCCAATCTGTTGACTAAGCTCGGTGTCGCTACACCTTACTTTTGTGACCTCAAGCACAACCTTCCTCAATTCAAGTGATGAGATTTCTCCATTAGGATCAGAAAAGTCAATGAACTCCATAATTGCATCGCTGACTGGATCATCAACGGTGTAAGCCTCATTCTGCTTTTCAAGCATTTCTTCTTCCTGAACATTAAACTCATAGTCAAAGCCACTGTTAAAGAGGTGATAAGCCTCAGCCCAAACATCATCAGGGTCTAATTCGTTAAGATACCTATGCCAGTCAATGCTCTTTATTGTGGAAACAGCAAACCTTCTACTGCCAGTTTTATCGTTTAAGAAGCCACCAGCATCGTTGACTGTTCCAATGAAGCTTGTTAGAGCTGGCTTAGTCATATCGTTTTTCGCATAAGATTTTCTGACAGTCAGGTCAACTGTTGTAATCAGTGACTTAATTCTGCCAGCAGAAGTCTTACCAGAAACGCCACTAAGCTCTCCGATTTCCCAAATCCATTTGCTTGCCATTCTGACTAAGCTATCTTTATCTCCAGCGTTTAATTCAGCAGATATAAAATAGCGACCATCTTCACAAGCAGATCCTAGCCAGTCAACAAACCTACTTTTGCCAATATTTTGCTTTCCGTTTAAGATTAAAACCTTGTTCTGGTGTCTTTTATAAATTTTAGCAATAGAACCGACAATCCACTTTTTAAAATAGATGGCGAAAGTTCCATCCTCATCTTCAAAGCAATCAATTAGGTGGTCAATACTTTTTTCTCCATTCCAAACAAGAGTGTCTAAATATCTTTTAATTGGATGATACCTATTCTCGTTGGCAAAAGCAGTAATTTTATGACTGATTTGACCTTTTTCAAAAACGCCAACATCATCAAGATTACTTCCGACAACTCCAATCATTACATCACCATAAGTTTCGCCGTTGACTTCAATGTTGTCGTTTAATTCATTGAGAGCAAAAGAGTAGCCGAGCTTATCAAATATTTTTCTATATTCATCAGTGACTAATTTTTTCTGCTTCTTTTTTACTCGACCATTTTTATCAAAGATTTTGGCAGCCTCATCCTCAGCCTCAACCCAAGAGAGTTTGTGATCCTCTGGGAAGTCAAAAGATAAATCCTCGTTTGATGGAGGAGTGTAGTATTCACTTAATTTATTGATAGCACTGTTGATAGTTCCAAGCATCCAAGCTTCTCTGTTCCATTTATCTCTGACTTTAGCAGAGCTGAACATTATTCTCTTGATTTGAGAAACGTCTTGGGTATAGAAAGCGATCTTCATTGAGAGAGCTCCGTCAGCCTCAGATTGTGATGGGTAGTCACCAAATCCAGGATTAGTATATAGAGCTTTAAATACGTGAGCATCTTTTTCGCAAGCGAGGAGATTAAGGACGTGCTGATCTTGGAGAATAATAGGAGTCCTTTTCATAGCGACAATATCTGGTTTGTCTGTTTTAAAATACTTTTCAAGAACTTGGTCATACTCCTCTTGTCTTTTCTCCACTGTGGTCTCATTAGATACCTTGTTTCCAGTCACAGTAAAGAAACGATCCCTGCTGTATGTTTCAAGGTCTAAGAGGGTGTTTCGGCAGTTCTTATTGGATTTGGTTGCGTGAAAGTAAATGTGATAGCCTTTGCCCGATGGGGATTTTTCAGTGTAGCTTTTCATTATTAAAATAATGTCATCAGCATTTCGTTGTTTTTTAGCCTTGATCGTTACAGTATCTTTTATATTATTATTATCAATATCAATGCCACAAATGTCTGAGATTTCTGTGTTAAATGCGAAACCGATGCCAAAATCACTATTTTTAGTGTGGATTTCGACAATTTTCTCAAAAGTTTGGTAAACCGACTTGTCTTTTACATCGTGTGGCTGAAAAGTTAAAGGACTAAGAGGAACTTTAGTCATCTTAGTGCCGCCAGTCTTAGGGTTTGGAACTTCTTTAAACTTCCAGAGTATCCACTGCTTCGTGGCTTTCATTTCTTGTGGGATGTTCTCAGTGGTCATTTGACCTTTCAGAGAAAAAAATCTGTTTTCACTTAACAAAGGCTAATATAATTAGACTTTGAGCAAAGATTTACCCTTGCTAAGCGAAAACAGATTTCTTATTCTCGCTAATTATATCATAACGCTCGGTTTGCCCTCCGAGTGAGAGGTTAATTCCTCTCCTTGACGCAGTTAAACCCTTTCGGGGCGAGTTTTATAGATTTTTCTTTATCTCTTATACCAATCTAACTCTTTTTTAATTACGTGTCAACAGTAGTTTTTGTTATTGACAAAAAACCAAAGTGCATAGGCTTTTGTAAAAAATTCAAAACTTTAAAATTTTATTATTTTTTTTTTATTTTTCATTTTTATTTTTTCTTTTTTTTTTATTTCCTCAATAAGGAAAAAAATAAAATATAAATACAAATAGTTTTAGCTGTTTTTTAGCAAAGCCTATGTAATTTGAGGCAAAAGGATTGATATATCCCTTAGGCATAGGCTTTTTGAGTACGTTATTGACAAGGTACTTTTCATTGTGGCAAAAGGATTGATACATCAGTTAGGCATAGGCTTTGTGCATAGGCTTTGCATAGGCTTTGAACCCTATGCACTATTACATAGGCTTTTTGGTGGTTTGTGCATAGGCTTTTTGAAAGCTTGCTCACCTATTGACAAGGCTTGTTCTAGTGTGCGATTATGGATTGGTGACTAAAACAGCTTTAAAAAACAAACTGTGGAAACAAATCGCTATCTATATAAAGAACCGTGACGGTCATATTTGTCAGCTTTGTGGTAAAAAGTGTTACAAAAGCGACTGCCATTGTAGTCATATCCTCCCAAAGTCATCAATAGCTTATCCTGGCTACGAGTTTGAGGAGTGGAACTTAAAATGTTTGTGCTCAACCGATCATCTCAGGTTTTGGCATAAAAACCCGCTGGAGGCAGCCATCAAGTTTCAAGAGATGTACCCAGATCGTTATAGAATGGTTTTAGAGAAAGCAAAAGCTTATAAGGCTGAAAAGAAATCATATTCTGTGGTTGATTTGATGGAGAAATATCAGCACTACCTAAAACTCAACTCTTGAGTAAATTACCTATTGACAGATATACATATTGTTTGTTAGAATACCCTTAATATAAAAGAAAGGGAAATATGTTTGGACTTACAGGATTTGAAGAACAAGAAGCTATTAAGGTTTGTGCTGAGCAAACCTTAGAGATGGGTGATGATGCCCTCTTTGATGACAGTGACGATTTTGATAACGACACTGAATTAGAAAACCAAATTGAGTTGAGAGAGGAGTGTGGCTATGACTTTAACTAAAGATCAAGCCGATGTGCTATCAGAACTAATTGAGGAGCTTTATCGTGAGCAAAACCCTGAGCTTGGCAACCTCACTGATGCTTGCAACTGTATTGATAACGCTAAAGATTTACTAATTGATTATATAAGAACGGAGGATCGAAATGTCAGTATCTAGATGTAAGTATTGTGGTGAGCTTTATGACCAGGACACAGATGTTGCGCACGAAGAGATGTGCTCTGAGAACTATAAAAATCAAGGTCCTTTTGCTGCAATGAACAAAGACGTTGGTGAGTTCAACAATAAGGTTGACGATCTCATTTCAAATTTGAAGAAAAAAATAAATTCTTGTAAATAGCAAAACGGTGTGTTATTGTAATTGTATGATTATAATACCTCCGTTGCTATTTAGTTTAATTTCAGAAGGTAAGATTGATCCCCTCTCGGTTAAGATATACCGAATTTTCAAGATGTATGAGTTTAATTCTATTAAAAACCTGTCGCTTGGCAGGATACTTTCTGATGTGGAAATGAATGAAAAAGAGTTTCGGAGGTCATTTAAAAAGCTTGAAGAATATGGTTTTATAACTAGGAAAAAAGTTCCAGGGAAAAGTAGTGAGTACGTTGTTAAAGGGATGAAATAATGGCAGGTAAACAAAATTTAGATGACAGGCAGATTAGATTTTTAGAATATTACTTAAATACAAAGAGTAAGACTTATTCTAATGCGTTACAGTCAGCTTTGAAGGCAGGATTTGAGCGAAAGTATGCTGAAAACATAACCACTCTGATGCCGCGATGGCTAGGGGAAGCGATGGGAAAGAACGACAGATTAGCAAAAGCTGAGAAAGTTTTTGATGAATGTTTAACAATGAATACTAAAAAAGACAGTGGACTTTTAAAAATTAAACAAGATACTGCAAAGTTTGTGGCTGAAACTATTGGAAAAGACAAAGGCTATTCAAAGCGAAGTGAGGTCACTGGTAAAGATGGCGCATCTATCGAGGTGAACTGGCGTAATGAAGATTGAGATTGATTACTTACCTCAAGCTCATCAACGACAGCTTCACAACTGTAACACTTCTCTTGTTGCTGTCACTGGACGTCAGATTGGTAAGACTGTTTGTGCTGTTAATGAGCTAATTAAGCGAGCTGTCTTGATTAAAGGCAGTCGGAATTGGTACATTACTAACGATTATCGTCAGGCAAAACGCAATGTTTGGGATGTTTTACTTGGATTTATACCAAAAGAGTTAATAAAAGAAGCTAACAAAACAGACTTAGCGGTGGTGCTAGTTAATGGATCAAAAATTGAGCTAATTGGTGTCGAGAACGCTGAGAAACTTAGAGGTGCAGCGGTTCACTTTATGGTCTTGGATGAGTACGCTGATTTCAGAGACGGAGTATTTGAGAAGGTTCTTGAGCCAATGCTTGCTACCACCAATGGGCAGATGTGGTTCTTGGGAAGCCCAAAAGGTTTAGGGAATGATTTTTACTTTAAGTATATTGAGGATAATGGTTTTAGGAAGTTTAAGTTTCCATCTTGCAGAATACTCGGAGGGAAAGTGGTTGATGTGCTGTCAAGCTACACCTCTGTGGCTAAGATGCAAGAAGTTTACGATCGAGCAGTAAAAGAAGGCAAGCTTGATTACTTTAATCAGGAGCACTTGGCTGAGTTCACTAGACCGAGCGGTACAGTTTATAAGGAGTGGTCGGTTGATAACTACAAGAAGTTTGACTATGACGAGAACTTGCCACTGCATTTAAGCTTTGACTTTGGAGTTAATGACCCAACAGCAATCATTTGGATACAACCTAAAGGCAGTGAGACAAGAATAATCGATTATTATGAGGCGAGTAACACCGACATCAATCATTTCATTCAGGTGCTAAAGGCTAAGCCTTACAAAACTCCAGAGTTCTGTGCTGGAGATATTGCAGGCAGAGCGACTGACTTAACTAGTGGCAAGAGCCCAATAATGATGTTGAGAGAAGCTGGCTACTACATCAAATCAGCTCACATCCCTAACATCCCAGCTCAAATTAGAGCAGCCCACGCTAAGATTGCTCACCTGTTTATCAACCACAAATCATCAAGGTTTAAGGACATCATCCTTAACTATCACTATCCAGAGATTAAGTCTGATATTAGAAATCAATCAAACGAGCGACCAATTCACGACCAGTGGAGTCACGGAGCTAGAGCGTTTGAGTATTGGTGTTGGAACTACAATCCACCAGATCAAGAGATGACTGGCATTAAGAAGCACAACTCAAGCCAGGAGCTTTTAGATATTATCGGCAACAGCCAGAAAGCGAGAGAAGCTCTCTCTTGGATGTAATATGCTAGACCTTAAACGAATTGCTAAAGAGAAGAAGCAGCTAGCAGGCTTCATTGAAAATAGATTGCAGAGTCATTTTGATCTAAACCTAGTGAACTTCAAGAAGCGTTGCAGAGTTGAGGGTGATCTTGAGAAGTGGAGCGTTAATCATATTGATATGGCTAACCAGGAGAGCGACAAAGAGTCTCGTTGGTACTCTATTTACTTTGACAACGAGTTTGTCTGTTCATTTCAGATAGCAAGGACACCAGCGGAGGTTGAGTTGTTATTTTTAAATAATCTGACTAAAATGTTTGAGAGTGAAGAAATTTTCTTTGATAAAAATGAATATATTATTCGTGAGGAGTTTCGCAAGGCTGAGGAGAGAAAAGAGCAAGAGAAGATCGACAGTGTGGTCAATAGTGCTCCACCTGAGGTCAAGCAACTCATAAAGGAGATAGATGAGACTGCCAAATGATTGTACGCCAGAGGAGATAGAGCTGTTTAGATATTTGACCACTGGCAGTGATGAGCCACTTGATACCGTTCACTTTTACGAGTTACTTCCTGATCCAGTTGATAAGTTCTTGCTTTGCTATGTTTTTGAGGCTAAAAACACTAGGAGAAGTGCTGAGAAAGCTTTAGGTTTGTCTAAGGCAACAATCTGGTCAAAAATAAAAGTTATTAAAAGTATCATTTACAAAGATGCCAAAAGTAAACGATTAGTAAAAACTATTGATAAACTATAATTATGAACGACAACAATTCCGACCAAACAGGTTTACTAAGCTTGCTGAATAGCAGAAGGGATCGAGCTGAGAAGTTCACCTCTGATGGTTTTATTCATCAGGTCAAGAGAGATATGGAAGCTTACGAGGCTAAGATGCCTGGAGTTAACGATATTCTTGGTTCTAAATCTGCAAATAAGTTAAGTGCCGCCATCAATCACCGTTATGACTATGTCATCCCGATGGTTTTTACCAACACTGAGGCTGCTAAAGCTTCCCTGTTTGACAGGCTACCAGACTTAATCATCAAGGGCAGAGGCTCTGATGATGATAATAAGTCAATGAAGATCAATGCCACTTACGAGTATTTAAAAGATAAACTAGATTTAGAAACTTTCACCTGGACAGCAGCTCACTGGTTCATTTTGTCAGGCTTTGTGTCTGCAACGATTGACTACAAAACCACAACTGAGGAACAAAAGATTTATGACAACGGTGAGGTGATGCTTGATGAGGAGGGGAACGAAGTCGTTGAGGAGCGATACACTTATGATGACCCAACCATTGACGTTGATAATCCAATTAAAACCTATTTCTCTCCAGCTAGTGAGTTTGATATTGATGCTAAGGGTGTTGATTACAAAGTTTGGTGGGATGCACTAAACATCAAGGATATTAAAAAGTTTTATGGTGAGGAAGTGTCAGCTAACTATGAAGAAGAATATGCGACTGGCGGAGAGTCAGGAAACGTTAAGAAGGATTTGGAGAAAACTAAAGTCTACTTTTACGTTGGTTCAATTCCAGAAGATAATGCTGAGGATATTGACAACTATTCTGAGGATAATGACTTTTTGATTATCTTTACTCCTAACAAGATTCTTTATACTGAAAAGAAAAATAGAAAGAACTACAAACTCTGTCGCTGGTACGCTAATCCAAATGATTTCTTTGGCTATGGCTACGGTAAGATTGGAGCTCCATTTCAACGAGAGAAGTCAGCTAGAGTTGGTCAGCGCATTAGGTTAGCTGACATCGCTGCTTATCCTAAGTACACTGTCAAGAATGATGGTAAGAATAAGATTGATCCAAACAAATTAAAAGACCCACGTGAAAATATTGTCTTAACTTATGAGACTGATGCTCCAGGAGTCCTTCAACCAGGAAACCTCAGTGGAGTGGTCAGTGAGGCAGAGCAATCAGCTGAGAGCGATGCTCAAGCAGCATTTGGCTTAATGGACATTTCAAGTGGAGCACAGGAAACCTCCACTGTTGATACTGCCACTGGTCAAACAATATTTGCCGAAGCCTCAGCTAGAAGAATGAAACAGGCTAAGAGAATATTTATGAAGTTCTACCGCTCTTGTTTGATTGAGTTGTTTAAGCAATGTCAAGATAATTGGGATAGCGAGAAGGTTATTACTTTAACTGACGAGGATGGCAACAGTGAGGATGTCACAGTCACAAGAGATGACCTTGCTGACATTGACTTTGATAGAGATATTATCATTGATGCTGAGTCAGTCTCGGTCAATAAAGATGTGGTGAGAGAGCAAATGATTAGCCTCTACGATAAGGTTAAAGATGATCCACTAATTGATCGCAAAGTTATTTTTAAAGATATGTTACGCAAAGGCTTTGAGATAGCCAATCCAGATAGATACATTAAAGAAATGGAGATAGCTCCAGGTACAATGTTAGTTAATCCACAAACGGGGGAACAATATAGTATTGACGAAGGTGGAGAGCTGATCCCAGCACAACAAAGTGCAGAGTCAGCTCCGTCCTCCCCCGCTCAAGGTGGGATGCAACCACCAGCACCTAGCCAAGCTGGGATGAGTGGTGGAATGGCTGGAAGTCAATTTTAATGTGGGAACAAAAGGGTGAGGATAAAGGTCTTTGGACTGAGAGGGTGAACACCGCTACTGGTGAGTCATCAATTAAGCTTCATAAGCCTAAAGTCGTGTGGCGGTCTTGTAAAAACTTCGGCGAGCACTTCTTTGAGGCAACAGCTAATAGGGAGTGGACTTGTAAGCACTGTCAGTTTATTTTTACACCAATTGTGGGTATTCACTCGTTAGTTGATGGCAAAATAGTTGAAAAAGCTCCTCCTAGTTAAACCTTTTACGTATTCAGTTGATATTATAGGAATATAGACCAATGCCGTGTGGTAAGTCTGTAATCAATGAAAGGGGAACAAGTCTATGAAAGACCTCCCAGATATCGACGAAGCCTTTGAAGCTGCCGTCGAATTAACAAGTGAAGAACCTCTCAACGAGGTGTCGGAAGAAGCAGAAGAAGCTCCAACTGAAGAAGCGGAGACTAATCCTGAAAAGGAAGTCGAAGAAACTCCAGATGATAAAGCTGAACCTGAGGCGGAAGAAACTTTTGTTGAAAAACCTGATCTAAGTGGAAAGTCATCCGATGAAATGGATAAAATCTACAAGGATTGGCAGAAAACCTACACTCAAAAGAGGCAGGTTGAGAAAGAGGAAGTGCGAACACTAAAAGAACGGTTAGCCGATCTTGAAGCCAAAGCACCTAAGAACGAGAAACCTATTGAGCAAATGTCTCCACAGGAATTTCGTGAATATACTCTTTCCCAAGCCAGAAGACAGGTTGAGTCGGAGCGGGATAACTCCTACATTGAGTCACAGGAAAAGACATTTTATGAGCTTGACCAACGACTAGATGAAGATAACCCTACTTTTGATGAAGCCCTATTCTATTCTACGGTTGGGAAACTAACCAAAGAACGCGAAGCTTTTGAAGCTGAAAACGGATCAGTCTTTGGATTTGATTTTGTGGGTAAAGCTAAAGGTTTAATCAAAGCTTATGATGAGGCTGTGAAGCTAAAAGTACAAAGTTATTTAACAAAAAACAATGAAAAAGCTCGCTCTAAGGTTAATCAATCTTCTAAAGCGAACCCTAAAGCTAATTCAGCTAGTCTGAAAAAAGCTGGCGGTCTAGACCTAGATGATGCTTTCAAAGAAGCACTCAACGAAGTAGGAGGAACTTTTAATTGGTAGAAAGAAAATTATGGCAGACATAAATATTGGTCAGCTGGCTGCGACCACACTGCAAAAATACCAGCCAAAATTAGTAGATAACGTTTATAAGAAACACGTTGTCCTTAACCACTTAAAGGCTAATGGCGGAACGAAAACATACACTGGAGGCAGACAATTGGTTGCTCCTTTAATGTATGGTACTAACTCCACCGTTCAGACTTTTGACGGAACTGATACTCTAGATACAACCTATCAAGAGGGTATTGATGCGGCTGAGTACGATTGGAGATTTTATAACGTTGCTGTCGCTTTCACGATGGTTGATAAAATCAAAAACAAAGGTAAAGAGCAAGTGCTGTCTCTGCTTAAAGCAAAGATTACACAAGCTGAATTAGCTTTGAGTGAAAAAATCAACTCTGATATGATTGATGGCACTGACGCCAAAGGACTTCAAAGTTTCTTGACTATGTCTGATGCTACTACCTCAATTGGTGGTATCTCTGGCGCAACTTATAGCTGGTGGAGAGGTAATGTTGACAGCGATGCTGTTACCGTTTCTTTCTCAGATATGAGAAATGTTAAGAATAGTTGCCAAAATGGCAATGGTGGTTCTAAAGTAAGTTTAATTGTCACTACTCAAGCAATTTATCAAAAATTGTTTGCTCTATTGACTGCTACTTACTCTTTCAATCCGACTCAAGCAGCTACTAAAGAAGGCAAGCGTTTAGCTGAAGCCTCTTTTGAAATGCTAGAGTTTGAAGGTATCCCAGTCGTTTATGACGAAGATATGCCAACTGGTGCGATGTTCTTCTTGAACAAAGATAACTACAAATTAGGTATCCTCAGTGATGCTAACTTTGCAGTCATCGACAAGAGTCAACCATCAGATCAGCACGTTTCCATTCAACACATTGTGTTTGGTGGTGCGACCTTCACTGATCGTAGATCTAGCTTGGGTCAAATGACCGCTAAGACTAGTGCCTAATATATAAATTAGTTCTTCTTCCCCTGGCTAGACGGCTAGGGGGAGTTAGAGCCGAAAGGAGACCCTTATGGCGAAGAAAATCGTCGCAAGAACAGGTTTTACAGCTGCAAATGATGCAACTGATTTAAACCAAGTAGGAAGTATTATGGAAGATGGCTCAAATGGCAAATCTTACCGATACGTCCAAGCAGAGGATGCAGCATTAGCTGCAAACGATGTAGTAGAATTTGCAAATGCAACTGGAACTGAAGTCACTAACGATGTTAGTGGTGGATCTTCACTAGGTCATCAATTTGCTGGTGTGGCTGTTTCGACAGTTACCGATGCTTACTATGGCTGGGTGCAAATCAAAGGCTTAGCTACTTGTAAAGTGGCTGCCAATACTGCTGTTGTCGCAGGTGATAGAGTTGTAACTGGTACAGCTGATGGATGTGTTTCAAAATACACCGCCAGCTCTACTGTTGCTCAAAACGATACCTCTTTTGGTATGGCTTTAGCATCAGATACCGCTACAACTTCCACCGCTGGAACTGTGGCTGTTTTCATAGACGTGTAGTCATTGAAATTAAAGTCTGAGAAACAGGAGCTTGTAAAAGAGCTCCTGTTTTGTTATAAATAAGCTATGGACAAAAAACACATTGCTATCGGGTTGCCCACCCCACAAGAAGCTGATGTAGAATTTGCCTTTGGCAATCTTCCATCAATTATGGCTCACGCCAAGAAGTGTGGTTATAAAATATCCTTATCATATAAAACTGGTGTTCGTACTGACTCAAACAGAAATGCAATTCTCAATGATTTTTTAGAAATTAACGACTTGACTCACGTTTTATGGCTTGATGTTGACGAAGTTTACCCATTTGATATTATTCAAAAGTTGGTTGAAGCTGATAAAGATATTATCGGAACTGTTTACCATAAGAGAAGTAGACCTTATGATCCAGTTGTTTATATTAAAAGTGGCAATAAAGATTTACCTTATACGAGTGTTGATTTAAGTGGATCACCAGCAAAACCACTAGAAGTTGATGGCATTGGCTTTGGTGGAATGTTAATTAAGCGAGAAGTGTTTGACACTCTAGGTGAGGACAAGTGGGCTACTTATGGAAAGAACTTTCACATCCCTACCGCTACTACTCACAAAGAAAGCCACGATTTAATCTTTTGTCAACGCTGTCAGAAGCACGGCTATAAAATTTGGGTACATAATGGCGTTCAAGCCTATCACATATCAAAAAGATTGATTGGATTGGAAGAATATCGCCAGGCTCACGATATAAGTGATACATTGGCAGTCAGTGATGATAAAAAGCCGAAAATAGCCGTCTTAATGCCTTGCATAGATCGAGAACTTGGTTCTAAGGTGATAAAACAGCTATCTGACAATGCTGGTCTCGAGGCAGACTACTTTTTACTAATGGATGATGAGAGAGTCGGTTTTACTGCAAAAATTAACGAATTTGTTAATCACCATAAAGAAGTTTACGGCAAAGACTACGATTTCTATGTTTATACAGCACAAGATGCTTTTGGTGGCAAAAACTGGTTAACTGAGGCTTATAGCGAACTAGAACGTACTGGCAAAGGTCTTTTAGCTTTTAACGATAATAAGTGGAATGGTAAGTTGGCTGCATTTGGAATGGTAAGGGCAAGTTATAAAAAACCGTTCTTTGAATCCTGCTATCACACTCACTATGCTGACACTGAGCTGAGTGTTGCCGCAACAGTGGATAATCAAATTTGTTACAACCCTAAAGCGATAATGTTTGAGGTTGATTATGATAAGTCAGACAAAAAAGTGAATAAAGCAGATAAAGCTCTATTTAAGAAACGTCAAAAAAAGTATACCAATATAAAAATGTTTGAATGAAAAGAGCAATAATTATTGGCACCAGACCTGACCGCACTGAACAGTTAAGAAACTGCTTGGACAGTATAAACACTAATATTCCAATCATAACGGTTGATTGCGATGGCTATGAGGTGGGGAAGCTGAAGTGGGTTTTAGATAATACTGATTTAGATGAGTTTATTTTTCTACAAGACACTGTTGAGGTCAAAAATCCTAAGTTTATTGATATTGCTCTTGCTCTACCTCAGAGCGTGTCAATTTGTAATCACCCAAGCCTTTTTGGCTGTTATCTTGGAAAATATAAAAGAGCTATTTTGGAACAAATGGATTTGCCAGAAATTAAAACAAAATTGCAGTCGGTTGAGTATGAAATGCAGATTGGATTAGATTATGCTAAGTTTGAGAAACCTTTTTCATTGTTTGATGATTTGCACAATGTGGACAACTTTGTTGATAAGTTCGGTCATATGGTAATGAAGATTGAAAATGATTATTTAATTAAGTATAAGTCAGTTTGGAACAGGAAAATGTTGTGATAGGATATAGTGGAGGCTCTTTTTCAATTCCGCATTTTGCTCACTATAATTTCTTTAGACTTTGCAAAGAGCATTGTGATTACTTAGTAGTTTCACTTAATACCGATGATTTTATTAAAAGTTATAAAGGGAAAGCTCCAGAGTTTAGTTATCAGCAAAGGGTTGAGATTTTATCTAAATGCCCTTACATTGACGAGATTATCCCTAACATTGGCGGAGCCGATAGCAAGCCAGCAATTCTAAGCGTTAATCCAGATATTATAATTATTGGTAACGATTGGCTAGAAAAAGACTACTGCAAACAGATGAAATTTTGCGCCCAATGGCTAACTGACCACAATATTGCCTTGCTTTATATTCCTCATACTGATGGAATAACTGCCACTCTTATTCGCTCCAAGTTAAACCTTTGATCCTTTTATATTTTATACTTTAGTTATAAGTATTAAAAAGGAAATTTTTATGTCCAAAATCCAAGATTTTGCCAACCAATTAGAGGCAGAAGTTAATGAGTTGAAGGCTAAGTATAATGAAAAAATCTCAGAACTTAGTGTTACTGAGAAAAAGATTAAGTCTCGTGATGCTAAATCTAAATCTCGTGAAATTGAAGCTGATCTTCGTTTGGAAGATATTGCTGGTCGTGAGATTAGTGTGGAAAAGAAATTAGAGAAAATTCATACCGATGAAGAAATCTCAGAGAGACTCGAGGAAGCTTATCTCAAAGAAGAAGTTTCTAAGAAAACTCTGGCAGATGGCGAACTCAAATTAGCTGAAGCTAAATATCGTGAAGAAGAAATTGCCAAAAAACAATTAGCTCTCCAACAAGAACGTGGCGAATACAAAGCCAGGATCAAACAAGAGCTCGTTGATAGTATGTTTAAAAAATAAGGATTTAAATGTCTGCAACTGTTAATGATGTACTTCTTGACGTATCTTATAGGCGTGGAGAGAATTCAGTTCCATCAGGAAATGAACAATCACGAAGAATAAGATTTGTCGGGCAAGGTTATAGAGATTTATTGCGTAAAAATGATTTTTGGTTTTTAGTTAAAACCTATGCTGAGTCCACGACTGACGGTCAGGAGATTTATAGTTTACCAGATGATTTCAAGCAAATGTTTGAAGTTAGAGTGGATAGACTACTAAGAACTCCTCAGGCTGACAAAGTGGCTTTTAGTGTTGGTCAGTATCCTCCAATTACCTCTCCTTACTCAATAAACTATTTTAGTAGCAAATACTACTATATTTATGGTGACGAACTTCATTTGTTGCCTTATCCAAGCTCAACTCCTAGTGCAATTTCAGTTTCTTCAATTGTGGTTAGTGGAACGACAGCCACAGTTACTTGTGCTGCTGTTCACGGCTTATCTAACAATGATTACGCTCAGATTGCTGGTGCTAGTGAGAGCGAGTGTAATGGCTCAAAAAGGGTCACGGTTACCTCAACCCTAATCTTTACTTATACAGTTGCAACTGGCACTGCTAGTCCAACTGGAACGATCACAGCTACCTGGAATAATTTTACAATGAGATACAGTTACATCCCAACAGTCAGCTTTACTGCTGTCAGTGACAGTATTGATATTCCTGACCGCTATAAAGATGCACTGAGTGCTTATGTTTTTGGTAGATTAGCTCAGCTTGATGGAGAAAGAGGCGATGCTACTGACGGTTTTGATGAATACAACGACATTACTGATGAAATGAACAAAGAAAATCTAAGAAGGGCAAATATAGACACTCCGTTGAGTGAGTCAATGTGGTAATGAAAATATCAAATGCAAAAAATCCTACAAGAAAAGACGAATTTATTACTGGCTTTACTGGAGGACTAAACCTCTTTCAAGACGAAGCAGCTATTAAGAACGGTGAACTAACTGAGGCTAAGAACGTTACTCTTAACGTTGATGGTATCGAGCCGAGAGCTGGAACGCTAAATTACGGTGATGAGGACGGCACTAGAGTGCTTGGAGCTTTCCCCTACTATAAGAGCGATGGTACTCGTGAACTTTTGAGATTTGCAGCAGGGTCAAACGATAAGCTTCAAAAGTATGTGGCTGGAGTTCCAACAGATATTGGTACAGCCACCTTTGATGATGCTTCTCCAATGAACTTTGTTCAAGCTGATGATAAAGTTTATGTTTTCAACGGAACGGATAATTTGACTCATTATGATGGCACAACCGTTCAAACTTACACTGCGCTGACCACTCCTGTGGGTTTAGCAATCACTCCAACAGGAACTTCTGGATCAACCACTTATTCTTATCGAGTGAGTGCTTTTAACAGTGTTGGTGAAACTTTAGCTTGTGCTACTGTTAATACTACAACTGGCAACGCAACTCTTAACGCTACAAATTACAACGCTCTTGCCTGGACAGCCACAGCAAATGCCGTTGGATACAATATTTATGGTCGCTACGCTACTGGTCTTGGCGAAACTTATATGGGAACGGTTTACACTAACTCATACGATGACAAGGGTGGCGATGACCCATCACTTTCAATCTTACCAACCGAAGCTAATTCTACTCTAGGTATTATTGGTTCAATGCCAATCTTTGCTATTTCTAGAATTTTTGTTTCTGGGATTGAAGATGCAACCTCACGCCTAGCTTTTTCTGGAACTGGTGA